AATCTCTGCCGTATGGAAGACAGCTTGGATCTGACAATGTTAATATTGTCGATAGAAGTGATGATCCGCTTAAAAATGAAGACAGAAGGTTTACAAGCGATGTAGACTTTGATTCGCCTTCTACTTATAGAAAATACAATAGGATACTAGCTTCTCGAAAAGGAAGTAATCTTACTATAGAGTATCCTGTTAAAGAAGTAACAGACAGATACGTAGAATTTCAAGGTTCGGGCATTGATACAACATATAGACATTATTTTGATGAAGTCCCAAGTTCGTTTGAGGGAAGGCTGGTCACTCCGCTTGGAAAATTAAAAAGAACAAACCCACTTGACCTTGAAGAAGGCGATGATATACTTGTTGATGCAAGTGAAGGTGGATTTAATATTCCAGATGCTTGGGAGGATAATTACGTATATGCAAGAGTAGATGAAGTTGATGATGGATCTTTACGAGTTCACGACCTTGCTGGAGGACATTCCGATGTTACTATCTATCCAAACACAGGAGCATACCAGTATGCGAGACAAGACCAAGAATTCTTCTGGAAACTAAGAACAGAAGATCTCAAGGGTTCAAAAATAAAGTTTAAGAAACGGGGAGAAATTAAAACAGCTATAATAAGAGACGAGTATAATCTAGATACAAATTACAAGCTTGATCCAGATGACACTCCTCGTTTAACTGGCACTCCAGAAAACGGAGGAAGTAGAACTCCGCTAGATTCTTGGTTAGATGTTCTCTCTATTGACGGGAATTACGACTATTATAGCAATTTTAGTGAGGAGTCTGGATACAATACAGAAAATCACCCGAATGTTTCTAAATTAGAAACCGATATAGATAATCTCGGTGAAGAAGACATAGGAAGAAGATTTGTAGCCTACCACCACAGGAATAGTGAATATTATGAAGTAACTTTTTCAGGAAAAGATAGATTTGTTAAAGGCTGGAAAAAAGATCCAATATACGGAAAACTTAAGCACGACTCTGATTGGTCAAGCTCAAGCGATCATCCACATCCAATAAAAGTAGTTGGTGAGCTTCCAGAAGTCTTTGGTGGATTTGACAAAAATTCTGCTTTCGACAGTGGAGGAAATAATCTTCTGTGGTATGGGCAAGAAATTGAATTTACCCACAATGGCGAAACTAAAACTGGATTTGTGTCAGACTGGGGTGGAAACACAATAAAAATATCTGGAAACGATGATGTAAACGAAGTTCCAAGATACGCTCTACCAGATAAAGAAACAGTTTTAACGGACGGCGAAAGCTGGTCTAATCTTTCAGCAGAAGAACAAAGAGTTCAGTTAGAAGGGGAAATTAAATATAGAGTAGAAATAACTGCTGAAGATAAAGATTTTGTAGATCAAATAGCCAACTACGTTGGATCTACATTCTACAACCGCTTTAGCAAAAAAGAATACGCTAATACTGTTCTATCTAATATGCTCTCTTTGTCGGATAATACTCCACCCCTAGTCGGAGGCCGAGTAGTTTCATTTATCGGAAAAAGCGATCCTGAATATGCTATGCAATTAGATTACGATGGAATGGACTCAAGCCTCAAAGGGACATTTTCTCACGAGCTTACCCACGCACTTTTCAGTTCTACTGGTCTTGCGTCGAGCAATAACTTTGTTGATGGATTCAAACAAGGAACCCACCCAGGCGAGTATCCTGCTGGAGCGTTTGATATTGATGGCAACTTTGACCAAGAAAAATATCAAAGATTACAAGACGCCACTGAAGATGATATTCCATCCCATGGCAATGTAGAAGAATTTCTCTATCACGACAAAGAACAAGGAACTTACAACGCTGTTGGAAGCACTTCTTTAGATATTGACGTAGACAGCAACTATCAGCCTGCCATAGAAGACGATTTATCATCTTACGACTTTGAAACCGACGAATCTTCTCTGGATTTATTTGATCCTCTGCCTGAAAATATTGAGGTCGGAGATATAATCAGAGTCGTAAAAGATGGAAAAGTAAAGCACGGAACTTTCACTGGCAGAGTATCGAGACATAGAGATGATAAAGGAGAGTACCCTTGGCTCTTTGCTGACAATCAAGGAAAAGAATTCTCAATAGCAGTAGATAGTCAAGGAAATTCGGTTGAAGATGCAGAATTTACTGGATACTATTCTGTTGATCGGCCTGATGATTGGTACAAGACAGATAATGAGTTTGAACCCAGTCAAGAAAATGAGCTTTTAGATCTCGCTGAAGCAACCAACTATGCTCTGAGAAAACAGTATTCCATTTTTGGCGACGACTGGCTTGAAAGTAAGAGATACACTGAAAAAAGTCACAGAGTTTCGGTTCTGAGAGGATATGGATCTGCAAATGCTTCTGAGCTAGTTGCCGCTCTAACTGAGATTGTTCAAGCGGAGGAAGCTCATAAAGCTGCAATGCTTCCACAAGTATATGACGCTCACCCTGTGTTCGTAGAAACGTATTTAAACGTGTATAACCCTAGTCCTGAAGCAAGAGAAGTTATAATGGAAAAAATTCCTGAGCTTGAAGACAAAATATGAGTATGATTGCTATAATATTTGAACAAAGTGGACAAACTGGATATATTGAGCCTGCCCCAGAAGAAAATGTTGATTATGTGTGGAGGTATTGGGGCAATGACTCAAGGGTAAGTGGGTATCTCAAGGGATTGAACAAAACTACCCACTTAAAACCCGGAGAAGGGTACGATCAAGACACAATAGAAGATATAGAAGTTGATCTAACTGATAAAGAAGCTGAAGACAGACTCTATCTCATTCGAGAACATTTAACAGCTTTAACACCAGTTTGGGATGTAGAAATAGGGGAAAAGAGTGGCTGAAATTGACGATCTAATAGACGAACACGGCGAAGAAACGGTCCGTAAGGCGTTCTGGTTGCAGGAGAAAATCTATGAGGAAGGCATTGAGGCCGTCCGATTCTCCGATGCAGCCGAGCGAGCAATGAAACAGAAGAAAGAGAGTGCGGTGAGGAGCAACGTCTCTCAGAATACACAGCAGGACTTCTAACTGATGGAACCGACTGATTTGATAGACGACCTCCAGTCACATCTGGATTCTCGGATGCAACCAGAGGTGATTGTGCCCGGCTCTGAACAGCGGCCCGTTCCGGGTGTGATTATTGAAGACTGGAGTGTGACGCACCTGGACGGGTCAATGACGCGCTATCTCACCTCACTCTATGACGACCAGGGAAACGAGACTGCGAGAGTTTATCGAATTCCGTATGACTGCCGCGTTTCCATTATGGTCAGAGATGTGGGCGAGATCGGCGCGAGTAGGCTAAACGATAGCCTTGGAAAAGAATTGATGCGGCTGGAAGCTCGACCACAGCGCCTCAATGACTCCGTGTCGATGGTCGAGATGCAAGGCGGGAGAGGTATTGATCACCAGTTTGTGAACCCGTCTGAAGCGGAATTTCATCAATCGGTCACGTTGACGACTTCGCTGGTGTATGAAGATACGACGTTTGATACGATTGAGACGATCACAAGCGAAATTGAGATTGTAGATACTATTTAAATATGATTGGCAATCCTAACGAACCTGGAGTTACTTCGACTGTTAAGAGCGCACCTTCGGTCAATGGGTCCGGCAATTCGCCTGGCACCCCACTGATTGTTGGTAGTGCTGACTTAGATAATGGTACTGCGGATGCTGCTGAGGTGTATAGTGTTGGAGATAGCGCGGAAGCCCAGAGTCTTTTCGGTGAAGATTCGAGGCTGACTCGGAACATCGTTGACGCTCAGATTCAGGGAGCTTCACCTGTGCTGGCAGTTGCTCCTCCTGAGACGACTGTTACGCAGGATATTAGTGGAATTTCGTCTACTGACGGATCGATTGATACTCCTGCAAAAGAGGGCGTCGACGAAATTTCCGTCACAATTGATAGCACGACAAAGACTGTTGAATACTATCTTGAGGACGTTTCGGCCAAGACGGTTGAGACTGATTATGTCTACGTCAATCCCACTGACGACAGCTTCAAGCTAGATGCTGTGCCGTCTAACAGCGGTACTATCGAGTACACGGAGCTTGACTATGACGAGGCCCTCAATGCCGTCGAAGAGTACACTGGAGCCGTTGACTTTGTGACCACGCTGAAAGAGCGGTCGGGCGTGACTACAAGCGGCCTCGGGTCGGTTACGACGATGGCTGACAGCAAGCAGCTTGCTCTCTATGTTGCTTCGCTTCCGTCGCCTGTCGATGCTGATGCACTAACAGTTTCTTACGACGATTCCCGCATCCAGCTTTGGACTCCTGGCCGGACAGCAGACTTCGGCAGCACGCTTGGGGCGTTCATCGGTATGCGGGCTAACATTGGGCTGACGACGACGCCGATCAACCAGCGCCTTTCGCTTCGAGATCGTCCGTCGCAGGGCTTTGATTCGACTGACCGGGCGACCCTGATCAACAAGAATGTAACGCCCGGTGAGCGTATCGGTGAGAGCGTCCGTGTTGCTGACGACCTAAACACGGTGAGCGACAGTAACAGCGAGGAAGCGAACATTCAGTACGGATTCACTCGTCTTGTTGTTGACTTCCTCATTGACACTGTTGATCAGCTTGAACAGCCTTTCGTTGGGAAGTTCAATGCTCCTGGTGTCGTCGATCAGCTCTCGGATCTTCTCAACAAGGAGGCTCGCCCGCTAAGTTCTAGTAACGTCATTTACAGCTATAATGCGAAGGTCGAGATGATCGACCTGACGGCGGCTCGCGTGACGTTCAATGCTGATGTTGCAGAGCCGATTCGGTTCATTGAGAACGAATTTGTTCTCGGCAATGACCTGAGCCTTCAGACTGCGTAGAGCGGCCTTCATTTCATTTAATTAACTATGGTTGACACTCCTGAAAATCTTGATCGAATAGAGACTGCGGCAAACATCTATGTTCGTTTCAGCGTCGAGGGGGAAGCCTTCGAGGTTCCTGTTTCGGACATTGATCTAACGAAAGACGTTGACGTTGAACGAGTGCGTGAGATGGGCCTCTACCCGGACGGCTACGCGGTCAATGCCATTGACGTGGATGGTTCCCTCTCGTTCATGGGTAATCGGGTGAGGCTGCCGACTGGCGGAACTCGTGACCTCGACGACTTGCTCTTTGCTGAAGATGGTTCTCCGGTCGTGTTCGATATTACTGTCGTCCACGAGGCTCCTGAAGCTACTCAGGACACCACTGAGACGGACACCATCGAGAACACTATTGTCACGTCGAGTGACTTTAGCTCTAGCAGCGGCGACCCGACTGAATCGAGCTACGAATTCATGGCGCAGCGGATTAGCTGAATCTAACTCACTATGTCTGATACTGAAAACTTTGCTCGTCTCAAGGAACTTGCCATTCGTGGCAAGGAGTACCGCGAAGAAAACGAATACGACTATTTCGGAGGCTCCATGACGCTCGTTCTTAGTCCTCTTGAAGACAAGAAGCTGGTTCCGATCACTGGTGCGCTTCAGTCCAAGTTTGGAATGGATATTGAAGACGCATCTGAGGAAATTGATGAGAGCCGAGAGGATGGTGACATTGACCCCGCCAAGCTCGACCAGGAATTTGTTGCATTGATGGCGAGGGCTGCTGTCGAGGGGATTGACAGGAACAAGGCCGACGCCGAAGGAATGTCCGAGCGAGAAGTTGAGGCTGTTTTCGGTATCGCCAACGAAGAAGAACTTGAAGATGATGAAGAAAACATCGGCCTTCGAGGGGGGCTGACGCTGGAGATCTCCCAAGACGTGCTGGATATTTCTGACGACGAGGAAGCAGCGGAGAAATTTCGTAGATAGCGGGCTGGCGGCTGAAATCGCGCTTCTGGAGAAAGAATACGAAAAGGGTGTTGTTGGCGAAAGCCAACTAGATATGACCCCGTTCCAGAAGCAGGTGCTCTTAAAAGAGGAGCAACGCCAGCAAGAAGAAGCAGAGCAGCGACATGGAGGCGGTCAACAGTCACCATCTGGCCCGCTCAATGCCCGTCACCCTGGAAACGACGGCTACGTTGAGAGAATTCACTACGAGAACGAGCAAAAGTACGAGACTGAAAATCAGGTAGAATTTGTAGAGTAATATATGACTGTTAAGATTGATGTTGATCTAAAGAAGATAGATTCTACTGATTTAGAAAAGATCAAGGCTCAGTTAAAAAGTCTTGATGAAGATTTAGATTTAGATTTAGATCTTGACAGTATTCTTGAAGGCGAATTTGAAGACATTAAAATAGATATAGATAAAAATCATCTAAAAAATCAACTTAAAAAAGTAGCCAGCGATCTCAAAGCAGACAGCGTTCTTAATCCTGCTGAAGATCCGAGAAGTGGTGACAGTGGAGATAGAGATCGTGCAACAATCAAAGATCTCCAGAATGAACTTCAGAAAATAAATGGTCAACTTGGGTCGATAAACAAGAAGACGGATGCTAGTTCTACTAGCAAATCATCTAGTGACAGCGATTCAAGAAAAACTCCCCCTCTCGGTGTAGACGTAAGTTTTCCCAAGCGTTTCAGCGGGAACAATTTCAAACAGGCACGAGTTGGTCAATTCTCATTCCGTTCTGGTCCAAAAGTTAATCGAGTAGAAGGCTCGGTCCTGAGAGATTCATTGAAACTCAATCAGGTTCTTAGTTCGGATAAAGGGATTTCTATTGGAGATTCTAGAGAGATAGATGTAGATCGAGATAGATCTGCCCTCAGAAGCCTCAAGGGGTCGTTTTCAGCAGTTTCTCTTGCAGCGAGTAATATGACCAATTCGCTCTCAAACCTCCGCCCGACGTTTGGCAGAGTAAGAGCGGTTATCTACACACTTCTTCCGGCTCTGATTGGGCTTGGTGGACAGCTTCTCGCTGTTGCTGCCGGCATGACTGCTTTGACGGCGGCTGCTGGTCTTGTAACTGCTCTCGGTCTGCTTGGCGGAGAGTCTGAAACGTTAGAAGGCTCAATGGCGAGTGCTGAAGAAAAAGTTAACGACCTCAAACAAGAGCTATTTGAAGTCGTCGAGCCTATAGCCGACCTTTTTGCTCCTGTTACAGACGATCTCTTTGACGAAGTAGTCAATAACGTTCGAGGATTGACTGATGAATTTGCCGCACTCCGCCCGCTAACGAGTGTAATATTCGACGCCCTCAATGGCACTGGAGTAATCGTAGAAGAATTGCTTCAGTCAGTAATCCGCCTTGGACCCCGGCTTGAATCTATGGCTGGTACGTTCGGCAATATTATTGTAAGCGGACTTCCAGAATTCTTCAATAACATCTTCAAAGAGGGTCTAAGAACATCTGATGTGCTAATTAAGGTTGGTGTGCTAGCATTTGAACTTGGTAGGATTATCTACTTTGTTTCAAAGTCTATTGCTTCCTTGATAAGTATATTTGCGGTGTTGACTCCCGTTCTTAGCTTTGTTGCTGATATTCTAGGCAGCAGAATTGGGCAGAGTCTTTTAATAATTATCGGCTATCTGACCAGCCTGATCGTAATCGGACTTGCATTCAGTAAGTTGGTCGGATTCCTTGCTACGATGATTATGATACTGAACACTGCCATGACTACCCAACTCGGAATTCTTGGAGTGCTTAAATCTACGTGGACAGGTCGGTGGATCATGGACGCAATTGGCGGCATAACAAAATTGATTGGTTGGGTTGCTGGTCTGAATAGTGTACTAGCTCAAGCTGCGGCTCTAATGTCGATTGTTACTCTTGGTGCAGCAGCAATTGCAGGACTCGGTGCCCTGACTGCTGGTGCTGCAACTGTCGTAGGAAATAATCTTTCTGGAAATAATCCGGCTGCCCAAGGTGGTGGCGGAAATACCTACAACGACGTGACGATGAACTTCCAAGGAGATATGGATAACGCTAGTCAGAAAAAGATGGAAGACGTTGCTCGTGGAGTTATGTATCAAGACGATCTCTCTGGAGGAGCTTTCGGGACTAATAAATAATGTCTAGCAATCCATTTTCTCTAAGCACTAACGGAAGTAGCACTAATTCTGCCGATAACAGAATTCCAGACTCTCCAACTGCATCTTTAGATTTTGGTGTGTATTCACAAGAAGCTGGAAAGCATAATTTCCGACCTATCTATTATCCTGAACGCTTTACTATCACGACAGAAAAAGAGCTTCAGCGAGTTGGTTCCGGTTGCGGAGGTCAGAAGGTTTCAATTGATGAGTTGAAAAACTCGGAACTACACGTTACAGGCAAAGTTCATACAAGCGACCTCCAGGGCCTCAATGACATTATCTACTCTACGGAGCCTGTCGATCTCGTTACTCCAGTCGTCGAGGGAGGTGGCATGGAGGCGTTTGTCAAGTCCGGCGAGCGTGGCGACATTCTTTCGTATGACGCCTATCCGACTGCCGAAGAATGGATGTTTGAATATACGCTTGACTTTGTGAGCACTGGTAAAGACGAGTACGAGTCTCATACTAAGTCAAGATACGAACCCAGCGAAGACAGCGAAGACGACATTCCCGACTATCGGATTCCCGGCCAGACTCCCAACGACTGAATATAACAAAATTCCAACTTTCCGTTTATGGACTGCAACACAGATTTATCCCCGATTTCGATTGATTTCCAACACGCGGGCACACTCTATCCTGAGAGTGCAACGTTTGAGTACGGAAGGAATCAGTATTCAACGCTCCGTTGTTCGTTTGGAAAGAAAACAGTCGAGGGGATGAGCGATCATCTTCAGTCGTTTGATGAAGCTCAAAAAGCAGAAGTAAAGATTCAAGGAGAAACTATCAGGCCAATGTATTTTGAGCCTCAGTTTCTTCAACTCGGAACAAGCGGCACTTCCGACAAGACAAATGGATACTTGGAGCTTCACGACCTTCGTGAACATCTAAAGAAAGGTCATGTAGACTTTGCTCCTGAACGAGTTACCACAAAGCGTTCCTTTGAGAAGATATATAAAAACAGAGTCAAGGATAATATCTTTACTGGCATTGAGGTGCTTGACGAAGGAGAAACAATAGGAAACTGGTTCAATGAACAAGTAAATAATCCTCTTATTGAGAACTCTGACAAGACAGGTCCAATTTTTCCATATTCGTTTGAGCCGAATATATTCAAAGCAGAAGAAACAGATTTTGAAGGCGGATACGCTATAAATTATGATTCGACACCGCTCAAAGCATTGAGGAAGGCAGAACAAAAACACGGAGTTTCAACGAGAGTTTCTTCTGACGGGAAGCTAATCGTTGGGCCATATAATAACAATCAGTCATACGTTGCCTCGAACATGGTCAATCAAGGTGGTATACATATAAGAAATGCTTCACTTGGCAAGAGAAGTAATAATGTATCGAGAGTTGTTCTTCGAGGCCCAATACGGCAAGCTCAAGATATCGTCGGTGATCAGATAGAAGCAAATTGGATAGAAAGAAAAGCGGTTGCATTAGCGCCATATGAAGAAGGTGAAGCTGATTACAGAAAGACAGTTGTAGTCGATAACAGAAACGTAGATGATGGGGTAATAATCAAAGAAACAGTAGACAATCTCACCCCAGAAGATAAGCCTCTAAAGACTTTGGCGAAACAATACTACGCTGCTATTACTACTTCACACAATTCTGGAATGATTAATTTCTCGATGGAAGATACCGCAGAAATAATTCCTCGAATAAAAGACAGGGTTGATGTTGAGATGTTTTCAGTCGATTGTTCTGTTGCTCCTGGTGCTGACAGACTTTCTAACGAGTATTTTGTTTCGAGTGTGAAGCACGACTACGACAGTCATTGGGATGTTCAAGCAAGTGTCATAGATGTTCCCCCGCAAGATCCATCTTCGCTTAGTGTGAGCGTCAAATACTACGACGTAGAAAACGACCAGACGATAACAACTGAAGAATTGTACGGATTTAAAGAAGGTAAGTAATATATGGATGGATTTGGAAAGAAAAGAGCATTTATTGAATCAGTTGATGTTGAAAATGGAATTGTAGTATGCAATACAGAAGATGCAGATTCTCCGGGGCTTGAATATCCAGGTGCTATTTACGGGAATATAAATTCAAATCTCGTTTCTGTCCCGCCAATCGGAGCAGAAGTGCTAGTGGAACAGCACGGTGGCGACTTTATTATTACAAACGTCCTTTCTATTCCATCAAAAGCGGGCATGAATGAAGACGCGGTTGAGAAAGGTGCTGAAAGTCAGCAGTCTTCAGCAGCCTTTGTGTTTGATCCGAGAGATGGTAGCGATAAAGTTGAAAAGTTTTCTATTGAATACACCAACACTGGGTACAAAGTAACTCTTGACGTAGACGAAGACGTAGACATTCTTTCCAGAGGTGGAGATATAAACCTCAAATCAGAAGGCGGAAATATTAATATTGTTTCTACTGATCAAGATATAAGTATTCGGTCTGGGTCCGGTAGCGTATACATTGGCGACGAAAGCTCGTCCAAGAAAGTTCTAACTGAAGATGCTGTTTTCGAGTATGAAGATACAGATGAAGACGGAAACACTTCGACAAAAATCACCAGCAAGGTTTCCAATGAAGAGGCGACCGAAGTTGAGCTTGAATAATGGATCTTCGATTAGATAAAGATCTTCAGCCTGTATGGTTAGAGATTAAGGACTACGACACGGTTGACGGAAAAGAAGAATTCGAACAGTGGATTCGAATAAACTCTATCGACCGACTCTATGGCATTATTTCTGAGTACGATAGCAACGACATTCCACAAAAAATAGAATTGGAGTTAACCCGTCTTGCACGAGATTCTGACTATATCGACACTGTTCCCAAGATCGAGGTAAACAACGTAGATGCTGGATACGAAGTTAGAGTCAGATACAGCGAGGTTGACGAATTTGAACTACTACTTGATAGACTATGACGTATAACAAAGATACTGCTGAAGTTGAACCTCGAACAAAAGAAGAATGGCTTAATCTTATTTTGGACGACGGCTCTGAACACTGGGGAGAAGACATTACAGAAAGAGATGGAACAGCTATTCACAAGCTGTATGAGCCGTTTGCTGGAAGGCTTGCAGAGCTTGAACAGGAGCTTAAGGAAGTTCATCTCTCGCTGCGAGTCAAAGACGCTGAAGGCCAAGAACTTGATTATCTTGGCAACAGGCTAGGTGTCTCACGGAGAGAAGTAAGGAGGTCAACTGGAGAAGTTACGTTCAGTCGAGAGTCTACAGCGAATAAAGATTATCTCATTCAGCAGGGGACTGTTCTCAATACTGGCGGTACAGATCCAGTAGAGTTTGAAACTACTGAAGGTGCAATTCTTGAAGACGGTACATCGAGTGTTACTGTTCCCATAGAAGCAGTTGAACCAGGTTCTAAAGGAAACGTTGCAGCAAATACTATTACCGAATCTGCTGGAACAATAACCGGAGTTGACTCAGTTACGAATAACAACCAGACTGCCGAAGGGAGAGACATAGAACAAGACGAGAACTACCGAAATAGGATAAAAACCAGTGTCGGTAGTATTGACGTTGCTTCCGGACAGAAAATCTACAACAAACTAACTCGCTACGAATACATAAAAGAAGTTCAGTATATTGATAACTCAACTGACTCGGCCCAACAGAACCTCAATGCCCACGAAGTAGAGCTTGTCATTGACTCCGAGGCTGGTCATAGAAACGAGATTGCTCAAACTATCTACGACAATCTTGCGATGGGAGCCAATCTGGTCAACGGCTCTAACGGAGATCCAACTAACGGAACTGCTTCCCTGCCTAACGGACAAACATTTACCGTCCCGTATTCAGTTCCAACAGAAGTTACTATCCATGTCGATGTGGATGTAGAGACAGATATTTCGATTGCTGACGACATTCTCAAAAGAGCCATTGTCGAATATATTGGAGGAGTGAAACCCAACGGACAGCAAATCTACGGAGACTTGAACGTTGGCGACGACGTTCTATACGGAGAAGTCGATTTCAGTCTGAGGGATGTAGAAAATGTATACGACGTTACGTCTCTCAAAATTGGAACGTCTTCTTCTCCAACTGGAACGTCGAATATTACAATTAGTTCAAACGAGAGAGCTAGAATTCACCACACCAATATTGATCTCACTAAGACGGTGAAGTAAATGTCAGATAAGCAAGAACAGATCGACGCAATTGAAGAAGATCTCGATCCCTGGCTTCCTCGAAGCGGAGAATGGAAGCACATTATTGAGGGGGCTGCCTCGGGGAGTTCTGAGCTTCACCACGATATTAAAGAAGTAGAACGTGGATTGAAGTTACAGAAGGCAGAAACAAAGGCAGAAATATCCCAAATTGCATACCCAGCACAAATATCGTCCGAGTCAGGAGAAAGTATAGAGTCTTATCGAGCAAGAGCGATCAAGAACTTACAGACTATTACAAGCTTTGGGACGCCTAAAGACATTATTGATTTGACTGCTTCAATTCTTAACATTGAAATAAAAGAATTAAGACTTGAAGAAGTTGATTCAGAGCCTACTTTTAGAGTCAAAGTCCCATTTACATCTATTGAAACGAATATTGGAAACGAATCGGAAACAGCAGAAATTCTTCTTGATGGGACTGCCGCTAGTTTCGGAATTGAAGTATTAGGAATAGGCACGCTTGATTACATCAACGAATCAGACTACGAAAACAGAAATTACGATACTTCTCACGGATATGCAACCCTCGATGCAAACGGAGATGTTACTGATGGAGGGACTTACAGCGGTTATTACGTAGATACTACATAATATGGCAAACTACAATACTGATCTTGACGATTGGGGAGCAACAGGTGAAAAACCACCAAGCGGCTATGCGTATGAAGAAGATGTTCCCCCAGTTGACTTTTATGACAACTACCTGATGAATAATGTTATTAATGATATACAGCACCTCACTTCTCTAACTAACGATCGGCTTGAGAGTGAAGCTGGAACATCTCGGCCTAGCTCTCCAGAAGACGGCCACCTGTTTGCTGACAGCGACGATGGAAAATTAGAGTGGTACAACCCATCTTCAGGGGCATGGAGTCGTGCCCTGGATGCCACTGGAGACAAGCTCGACGGAGTGATCGATATGGGAGGCTACCAGATTGAAGACTCTACTGGCAGTCTGACTCTTGATGGAACTGTAGAGGTTACGACCGGCAATCTAAAAGTTTCGAACGGACAACTCTCAGAACAGAGCAACCGTGTCGCTACAAGGACTTGGGCAACAGGATCGAATATTTCTCATAGTGAACTTTCTGACGCTCCGAGTTCGTCTCACCACACAAGGTATAGCGACAACGAGGCCCGAAGTGCTGTTGAAGCTGGTAACGTTTCACGCATTGAGGGGGTTAACGGCCACCGAATTAGTTTTTCTGCAAATAATGGTTATATAGAAATTCATGACCATAGTGGCAGTCGAAACAGACTCGTAACTGCTGATACATATGTTAACAACGGAAGTGACTCAAACGGTCAGAGTTGGTTAAGTGACCACCTTCCCGCCTCGGACGCTCATCACACACGGTATAGTGACTCCGAAGCACGGTCGGCTGTCGGTGGTTCAACGGTTACTGGTGGTCTTATAGTCCAAGATTCAAATCGCCACTCATACAATGGTCTAACCTCAACAACCGCTAAAAACGGCCATCTAATGTTGGACTCGAACGGGGGCAATCTCTATCTCAATTGGGATGAGAGTGGGGGTGATGTCCGTGTTCAAGGGAGCAAAATGCGGGTTGAAAGCAAACTGGATATGAGAGGTAACATTGCGTACAACTTTGAGCAAGTTGAGTTCAATGATATCGAACATTCAACTCTAAGGAGCAGAGCACTCGGATGGGACGGCTCACAAGGTGGCGGTGGAGTGAATGGTGGATTAATTGTTCAGGACGATAGTGGCGATAAAGCATGGGTTGTCCATTCTTCAGATGACGCCTACGACATTCAGAAAAACGGCTCAGACAAATTTGGAGTAATTAATTTCAAGACCTGATCATGACATTTAAAACATTAGATGACTTCGACGACGGTGATATATCAGAGTGGACTAATCGTATGGGATATATAAGTACAGTCACTAATCCAGTTGAGTCTGGTAGTCACGCTGTTACCGTCCAAGACGAGAACGGGAAATACGAAATCTACGAGGCCGCAGAGCGTTCCGTTACTCCAGAAAAATACGAACGAATTAGATTTTATTTTCGAGAAACAACAAACAACTCTAATCTTGGCCTTGGTCTGTATAATGGATCAACTCTTATTGTCGGTGCTGGAACAGATAATCCCGCATGGGAATACAAAAACGATTCAAGTAGCGACGCTAATTGGGCTGATGGTGGATCTTATTACGACATTTGGACAAGAGTCACATTTGATTTTGATTGGAGCAGTGGAACTGTCGATATAAATTGGCGTTATGTTGATGGTTCAGAAAGTGATACCCAAACAGGAATCTCTCTCAACTCTAACTCAAAAATAGATACTATTAGGCTTGGTTCCAACGAAAACACGACAACAGCTAATGAGGCATGGATTGATAGCATCTACTCAGATCCACCTTATTTTCCAATAACAATTGATGGGGAAAAAGTTCAAGAAATTACTATTGACGGCCAATCGGTCCAATCTCTTACTATAGATGGAACCAATCCATTTTAACTAAATAATGGCTGAAACAGATACTATGACCTCTGGATTCCCCGTTCTAGGCGATCTTACGTATCGAGAATGGCACTCGTTTGTTGAAGGATTCTACTCTGGTTTTGTTTGGGGCCATCGGCAGTCGGAATACGAGAAAGAAAAGCACTACTGGCGTACCGGATACGTGATTGGCACGATGATCAGGTACGGATTTCTGGTAGCTGCATACCGCGATTTTAAAGACGTTTTATCTGAGAGCGGATAAAGTTAGAAGCGACAACTTTAAACGTGTCCAGCATAGTGTATATAGTGAGGGCAGCTTAGTAGCGGAGTTTTCCCATATATGGTTGAAGACGAAGAAATTAATATGGCTAGTGGCGAGGCTGAGGAGCGAGAACAAATTACTATTACTTTCGATCTCGACCCGGCTCATAAGCGCATGGACGTGGCGCTTCGGGAGGCTGGTGTTGACGTTGAACGGGCAGTAGCCCAGCAGGTGACACCCCAGGTCGAACAAACGCTATACCAGATTCTCCAGAGGGTGAAGTATGAGCAGTAGCAATCCAATTGGAGACGATATGCCGGCTCGGGTGGATGCTCAAGTGGCACTGACTGTTGGTGACGAGGGAGATGCCACTATCGAAGTTTTAGATCAGGTCAAAGACACCCTTTCAGAAATGGCTATCCAGCGAAAGAAGCTCAATGAGAAGGGTTATGACCTGACTTTGACTGAAAGTAGCGGCGAGCTTGTCGCAGAAGTCACGAAGCAGTAGTGAAGTAAACGGACTTATTTTGTTAGCTACCCCACAGGGGCGACTCTGTGGGGTCATTTTTTGCTCTATAAATGGACACACCAATTCTTACGATTGACGACGAGGCAGACGTTGAGGATCGACTGACTGACAACGCGCAGTATAACATTCTCCCTGCAAGGTATCTGATGAAGGATTCCGGAGGGAATGTCATGGAGTCGCCCGCAGAGATGTTCGAGCGAGTGGCGCAGAATGTCGCTGAGGCAGAGGAAAAGTACGAAGGCGGCCTCAATGCCACTGAAGCAGAAGCTCGATTTGAGAGTGCAATGAAGGAGTTGCGGTTCATGCCCAACAGTCCGACGCTAATGAATGCTGGAACAGACATGAACCAGCTATCGGCTTGTTTTGTTCAGGAGCCTGAAGATGATATGGAAGATATTTTCGAGACGGCTAAAGCGGCTGCGCTCATTTTCCAGAGCGGTGGTGGCTGCGGCTATCCATTCCACCTTCTCCGACCCAAGGGACACCTCATCAATTCTACTGGCGGTCAAGCCTCCGGGCCTGTGAGCTTCATGCGTGTTTTCGACGAGACGTGCAACCAGGTGAAGCAAGGAGGAAAGCGTAGGGGCGCTCAGATGGGTATTCTCCGAGTTGACCATCCTGACGTTGGCCGTTTCGCTGTTTCCAAACGAAACGAAGGGGAGTTAGACAATTTCAATATCTCGGTCGCGGTGACAGACGAGTTCATTGAGGCAGTCGAGAACGGAGACGACTACACGCTGCACGATCCGACAGACGACTTTGAGACGGCCTACGAGGTGACTGAAGCGGTCGAGCATTTCTACGACCCTGAGTACGAGAATAATCCAGCAAGCGCGTTCGACACCGGAGAGGGCGAGAAGGTTGACGAGAATCTGTGGCGGGATTACGCCAGTGGCATTGAGGCGGTCCATGCTGGCGAACAAGTTTTGCTTCAGGAAAAGTGGGAAGACGAGATCTCTCTTTCAGAAGGCGAGCCGCTGACGCTTCCGGCTGAATTCATTTGGGATATGATGGTCGATGGAGCTTACCAAAACGGCGAGCCTGGGATCTTCCATTACGATTGGACCAACTACGATCATTCTTTCCCCGAGAGCAATGACGAATATGTCATCGAAGCTACCAACCCGTGCGCGGAACAGCCATTGACAGAGCATGAGGCCTGCAATCTCGGCCATATCAACCTGAGTCTGATGGTTGATGAGGATGCAGAGACGTTCGATAGGTTCGTCTCCCGCAATGGATGGGATCACGACTTCGACGGGACTGATGTAGATCCTGATGTGAGGCGTCAGCAGATTGTCTCGATCTATGTCGAGCAGAATCTTGATATGGAGTCGTTGATGGATACGACTCAGACTGCGACTCGGTTCCTCGAAGACGTGGTTGAGCAGTCTGAATTCCCGCTGGCGGAGATTGAAGAAACGGTCAATGATCTCCGGAAGATTGGAGTCGGAGTGATGGGCATGGCTCAGATGCTCTACCAGATGGGGGTCGCTTATGACTCCGAGGTGGGGCGAGATATTTCGGCTGAAGTGCTCCGAATGATCAACCACGAGACGGTGTTGACCAGCCAAGAGCTTGCCTTCGAACGGGGTAGCTTCGGCGCGTGGGAGGATTCAAAGTGGGCAAACCCCACAGCATATCCGGACTGGTTCGAGCGACACACGGGAGGGTTAGAGGCCCGAGATTACCCCAATGGCTTCCCGGTGAGGAATCACAACCAGACCACTGTGGCCCCGACTGGAACGACTAGTATGTTAGGTGACACGAGTGGTGGATGTGAGCCGGTCTATTCGGTTGCATTTTACAAGAACGTCGGAGACGACATTCAGGGCGACGACTTCCTGGTCGAGTTTGACAGCTACTTCCTGAAGACGCTCGAAGCTAATGGCATTGACGTGGCCGAGGTGAAGCGCGAGGCTGAAGCGCAGATGGAAGCCGACGAGTTTGATGGAGTAAGCGACCTCGATGCCGTCCCGTCTGAGTTTGGAGAGGTGTTCGTGACGACCGAGCAGATCTCGCCGGAAGACCACACTCTAATGCAGCGGCGGCTTCAGGAGCACGTTGAATCCGGAATCTCAAAGACGATTAATCTGCCCGAAAGCGCAACGCGAGAAGATATTGACAGCGCGTATCGGCTGGCCCTCGATGCCAATGCAGCAGGCAAGCCAGCGAAGGGTGTGACTGTCTACCGTGACGGCAGCCGCGACGAGCAGGTCAAGTCCACCAGCGCGGATATGAGCGAGGCCGGTGTTGAAGATGAAGAAGATCTTACTGACCACCTTGTTGATCTCTACCAGTCGGATGCAGTTGGTTCCGAGGTAGTCAGTATTCTCGCCACGAGGATGATTGACGCCGACGATATTGCTGATGAGGAAGTAAAACTCTGTCCGGAGTGTCAGGATGAGACGCTTCAGATGCAGGAGTCGTGTGCGTTGTGTCCGACCTGTGGCTACTCGCCGTGTAGCTAAGACTAAAGTTCGAGTGACATGGAGGGCGTCTATATCCTGAAACTCGGCGGCGGGAGGTATTACGTTGGCTCGTCCAAGAATGTAAAGAAGCGAATCAGATCTCACTTCCGCAAGAAAGGGTCGGAGTGGACAAAGAAGCACGGCCTCGATGCCGCTGAGGATGTGATTCAAGCGTCGAGTGAGAGTAAGCGGAAGTTCTTGGAGAGGGCAACGACGCTGAGTTTGATGGAGCAATATGGTTGGGAGAATGTCAGGGGCTATTCGT